TACCAATGAAGATAAAACACACCAACACGCCACTGCCTGCCGATAATAATGCTAGTCTCATGTTCAGCCTTTCATACATAGGTCGGCATATTCTAAAGCCTTCCCTTTGGTTTTGAATTCCTTCCAGCCCACCAATTGAGGCGGGTTGCAATCGATGTCGGTCAACTCCAACACCCACCGATCAGGTGCGGCATGGTTGATTGCAACACCCATACCCGTGGTCATGTTGTGCAGCCACACCATGTTGCCTATGGTGTCCAAGTGGTCAATTTCCAATTGTGTCATAAAGCCTCCAATAGTAAACGCTGCACAAGTGCATCATCCCTTTGCAGCAGCGCCTCCCTTATTGCATCGTTTTCTAGTGCAACAGCAGGCGTCACATTGTGCTGCAAGCATATTCTTAAAAATTCGTTTTGTGTCATGGTTTGCCTTTCAATGCTTAGGATAGGACACACTAGGAATTGATTTATCCCAACACAATCTACAGTCGCCACACTTGCCTTTGCGAGTGTAGGCTTGACACTCTACCCCATGAGAATGGCTGCCTTTGGTGGTATGTACTGTTGACGTATGTTCAAACCCTACTGGTGGTTTATCATCAACCATGGCACCACTTACGCGCACAATAAGATTGTCCGGGAATGCGCCAAAGTTGTCACGATACCAATGCACAAGCCTTTTTTCTTTTGTCGGTAACCAAAAGGCAACACCGGGTAATGCCTCTGCAACACTTACGATATTCAATAGGTGCTGTTGGCTTTGCAAGTCACCACTGTCGTGCCAACGATGCCAAAGGGTTTTACTGTGCCCGATAAGGCGAACCATTGCAGCCACCCAATTGGGCGCGTATAGGTTTGCCATTCTTCTCTCATGAGATAGGGTGACGGATGGATAAGAGTAGTTCGCGCCCATGGCGTAGCATCCATGGCATACGCTGCCCTTAACCTTTGCTAGTTTTTGCCCAACATTGCACCTATGTGCACTGATGCCAAAGCTAGTACCGGGCATTTTACTGGGTTTGCCCAGCCCGCTGCCTACAATGGCGGTTGCTGCCTTAATGGTTAGTGGTTTCATGGTCTACCCTTTCATTCAGTAAAGCATTGAGGCATTCCAACGCCTTGACATATACGTGGTCACTTGCGTGGTCACTTTCAAGGTAGTGGTTGTATTCGCTTTCAACCACGTAAGACAAAACACGAATGAGACTTGATTTATCCATGGTTTACCCTTTCCAAACAAAAAACATTCTACCCGTGCCACGGTTGCGCCCATATGCCAGCGCCGCCTTTTTGGTTTTGAAACGTGCGAGTGGTTCACGTGTGTTAAAGCCATAATACCACATGTGTTTACCCTTTCATTGGTTCGATTCGGATTGAATCCATAAAGGCACCATACGATGCCTTTATAGGTCAATCCACTTTGGTTATTAACCCGTCTCGCATTGTAACCCGTGCGTAAAATTCACGGCCTTGCCTTGTAATGTGCGGTCTATTCGCGCCGGTCAAGATACCATTGTCAAGATATTCGTTGCCATGTATTGACGTTTCAATGTATCGCAAGGGTTTGCCTATGTTGGTTTTCAATTCTTTCTTGCTGGGGTAGTCAAAGACTAGCATTGTGTTTTCCTTCCGGGTTTGTTCGATGCCGATTGCATCCACTAGCCCACATTGTAGCATGGGCTAGTAGGACAATCAAACCTTGCCCGTGTTACGTGCTTCGAATGCTTCACGCGTTTCGCGTATCGTCTCATCGAACTGTCGCGCCATTTCAAGCATGGCAGCGGCCGCTTGACGTTTACCCTCATCCGTGCCTGATTCTAGCACGCGCAACAACACTGCCATGTGACCTTCATAACCTTGAGGTAAGATTGATACTTTCATTGGTTTACCCTTTACTAGTTTTGCAGAATGACAATTGTAGTTTACCAATGCGGATAAACCGAATGCCGCCTACGCGAAAGTTACGATACGTGAACCATGGTTTCATGACATTACCTTTCAGGTTGGTAAGACAAGCCTATCTTGCCCTTACTCTATTGACGATTATATCAAGCATTTGTCAGGGCATAAAATAAATTATTTTCTGTAGGGTTATTCCGTTGACAACATGCCAGAAATATGCTAATGCTAGGCCTTGTTTGTTTTGCCTATGGGGCACCCACAACGGCACTCACTCTTACGTCATACCTCTAATGTCTTATGTCTTATAGAAGACCACTCCCACCATGTGAAACACCCCCGGGGGGGGCCTAGCAGCGACTCAAATTATGCGGTTCCCTCCTAGATACAAAAAAGGGTAAAATAGGGTTAAATGTATCGAAAAAGAACACCTCATAGTTTTTATCTATCGTGTTGATTTTAAAGGAAAAGAGCTGTATAAGCATACAGTAGTTAAAGGTGTCTAAAAAGGTTGACACTTGTGGTGTACAAACAAGTACGACTTGTGGTGAACACGCATAGTCGTAAAGGTTTTTGCTTGACAAAATAAGAAAAATATGCTATAATATATGCAATTTTGCAGCAAGGCTACTTTAAGGTGAACAATCGGTTGTGATTTTTATAATAACAAACACCAAACAACGCACACCTTAAAGTGTAAATGCCTGTTTAAAAAAAGGAAGTTGGATGGTTGTTGAAACTAAGAAACGAGGACGCCCTAAGAAGAGGGATGTTGTTTCTAAACTACCGGGCAACAGGGGTGTGGTAGGCAGACCTAAGGGTGATACTGCCATCATGAACGAATACAAGGCTCGGTTGTTAGCAAGTCCCAACAGTGAGAAAGTTATACAAACCATATTCTCTGTTGCTCTTGATCCTGAGCATAAGCACTGGCCTGCTGCTATGCGTTTTATTGGTGACCGCGCTATTCCCATGCACTTGTTCGATGAAAAAGAACGAGGCAGTAAACCCATTGTACAAATCAACCTCCAAGGCTTCTCCACCACACCTACAGTCGAAGAAGTCACAGACATCGAACCCAAGGACTACTAATATGATTTACCATGGAAGAAAAGCTGTAGCTAAAGTTACAGAAATGCTTGGACGTCCCTTGTCTTATTTAGAACGTAGGGTTGTTGAAGAAGAGGGGTTTGCTGATAAAAAGTATAAAGACACTAAGGGTATAGTTACTTCAGGTGTAGGGCAGACTGGTAAATATAAAAATATGAGTTTTGAAGAAACCTTTCAAGACCATTTAAAAAGAGCTAGGGGACGAATAAAAAACTTTGACCAGTTACCTGAACAAGTACAAGCTGAGTTGTTACAAGCAGAATATAGGGGTGATTTAGGTGGTAGTCCTAAGTATGTTAAGTTGTTTAACCAAGGAAACTACGAAGAAGCTGCCGCTGAGTTTTTGAACAACAAAGAATATAAAACAACAAAATATTCAGGTATTAAAAACAGAATGGAGAGGGTAGCAAACACAGTAGGTGCTTTTGCTGGCCCTCAAAAAGGTCTTCCTCCTCTTGCTGCTGCTGAACCTGAAGGTCTTATTGGTCAGTCTTTTGAGCGACCTGTGCCTAACCGCTACACTGTTGAAGCAGGTGATACAGTCAGTAAGATTGCAAAACAGTATGGTGTTTCTGTAGATGAGCTAGTTAAAACAAACAGAATAGCAGACCCAAACAAAATTGCAGTGGGACAGCAACTAACAGTTCCTCGCGCTTCTATGAGAGATTATTACGATATGTTTGCTAATTTTGCTAACGACTTAATAACTAATCCGTTAATGAGACGATGAGACACCTAATAATGGCTATTCTGCTGACTGGTTGTTCTGCACTAACCTCCTTTATACCTGGTATGGGCGGGGGCACCAATGTAGCAGCAAACACACAGGTGGGTAAGGAGAATAATCAAACAGGTGTTGTGGTTGGTGAAGTCAAGACCAACAAGATTGAAGCGAATGATATTGGTAAGTTGACACAAAGTGAGCAAGCGGTAGAGGCTAAGGACAGTGAAATCAATATACAAAACATCCCACCATGGGTAATGATATTGATGTTGTTGGGTTGGCTTTTACCTTCCCCAAGTGAAATTTACACAGGATTGAAGAAAGAAATGGGGTCTTTCTTTGGTCTATTCAGACGAAAGAGGACTAGAAAATGAAATTCTTTATTATGTTGTTCGTCATTGTTGGGCCTAGTCAAATGAAGATGGCTGGAGAGAAAGAGGTGCCAACCATAGAAGCATGTATTGCTGAAGCCTACGAGATTAACGTAAGCAACAGCATCATGTACAACGCAGCCTGTGTGCCACTAAAGAAGGACATGTTATGAAAGATAGCCGACTAGAACGCGCTGGTGTGTCAGGTTACAACAAACCCAAGCGCACCCCGTCCCATCCAACCAAAAGTCATGTTGTTGTTGCCAAGTCAGGCGACCAAGTTAAAACTATCCGTTTCGGACAACAAGGAGTGAGTGGTGCAGGCAGTTCCCCTAAAACAGCAAGTGAGAAGGCTCGTCAGAAAAGTTTTAAGGCAAGACACGCCTCAAACATCTCCAAAGGAAAAATGAGTGCTGCCTACTGGGCTGACAAGGTTAAATGGTAGACCGCACGTTAGACATCTCTTTGTTGCCGTGGCAGCAAGAGGTATGGAACAACCAAGCTAGGTTTAAGGTTGTAGCTGCTGGACGCCGTACAGGTAAGTCTAGGCTAGCTGCTTACTTGCTGATAGTGAATGCCTTGCAGACGGACAGAGGACATGTGTTTTACGTGGCTCCTACTCAAGGTCAAGCCCGAGACATTATGTGGCAAACCTTGTTGGAGGTCGGGCATCCTGTTATAGAGGGAAGCCACATTAACAACTTACAAATCAAACTGATCAATGGAGCCACGATTTCTTTAAAAGGTGCTGACCGTCCTGAAACCATGCGGGGTGTCTCGCTAAAGTATTTGGTTATGGACGAGTATGCAGACATGAAGCCTGAGGTGTGGGAACAAATCCTACGCCCTGCACTAGCTGACCAAAAAGGTCAAGCGTTGTTCATTGGTACGCCAATGGGAAGGAACCACTTTTATGACCTATACCTCTATGGAAGCCAAGGAAACGATGAAACGTTTAAGAGCTTTCATTTCACATCATTTGACAACCCTATCCTCGATGCTGGAGAGATTGAATCTGCAAAACGTAATATGTCATCCTTTGCATTTCGCCAAGAATTTATGGCTAGCTTTGAAGCATTGGGTGGAGAGCTGTTTAAAGAAGATTGGGTAAAGTTTAGTGAAGACGAACCTGAACGTGGCGACTATTACATTGCCATTGACTTGGCTGGCTTTGAAGACGAAGGGGCTAAGAAGGTAAAGAATAAACGGCTAGACAACACAGCCATCAGTGTGGTTAAGGTTAATGAAGATGGTTGGTATGTACAAGAAATAATTTATGGTAGGTGGGACGTAAAGGAGACGGCTAAGAAGATATTTGATGCTGTTAAAAAATATGAACCAGTTGCCACAGGAATAGAGAAAGGGATAGCCAAGCAGGCTGTCATGCCTTACCTCAGCGACATCATGCGTAGGACACAAACCTTCTTCCGCGTAGACGAGTTGACACACGGAAACAAAAAGAAGACTGACCGTATTGTGTGGAGCTTGCAGGGTAGGTTTGAGAATGGGTATGTAAAACTAAACAAGGGAGAGTGGAACTCTGAGTTCTTAGATCAGTTGTTTCAATTCCCTAACCCCATGGTGCATGATGACTTGGTGGACTCGCTGTCTTACATTGAACAATTAGCCAAGGTTAGTTACGTTACTGACTTTGAAGAAGATGATTACGAAATGCTTGACGCCGTAGCAGGCTATTAAAAGGAAACATAATGGAAGAAAAAAACCTTATGGAACAGAAGTTAGAAGATTGGGTGATGGACAAAGCCAACACTTGGCGTGACCACTACCAGTCTAACTACCAAGAGAAGTTTGATGAATACTATCGCCTGTGGCGTGGCATTTGGGCTGCTGAAGACAAGACCCGTGAGAGTGAACGCAGCAGGTTGATTAGTCCTGCCTTGCAGCAAGCAGTGGAATCTGCTGTGTCGGAGGTGGAAGAAGCCACGTTTGGTAGGGGTAAGTGGTTTGACATCGAGGATGACCGCAAAGACCAAGACAACAGTGATGTCGCCTACCTGCGTGAGCAACTAAGCGAGGACTTCAAATTCACCA